AATTCAAGGAAACCCCGCGCCAATGATCTATAACGGATGTTATGGCACTGGCGTCTCAATCACAAGGATAAACGATGTCTGAGTCTGAAATTCAGATCGACATAAGGCCTCTTCGCGGGAAGAGGGTAATGATCGCCACTCCGATGTATGGAGGGCTTGGGAATTCGATGTATTTCTCAAGCGTCCTTCAGCTTCAGGATGTCATGATCAATCATGGCATGAAGCTTCACCATTGCTTCATGATGAACGAAAGCCTTATAGACCGGGCAAGAAACGGGCTTGTCTATGAGTTCATGACGAAAAGCGATGCGGACTATCTTCTTTTTGTGGATGCGGACATCCAGTTCCGCCCCGAAGATGTCCTTGCGATGATGTCCTTTGACAAGGACCTTATCTGCGGCCCTTATCCCAAGAAGCACATCAACTGGCCCGTGATCATCGAAGCCATAAAGGGCGGCACACACGACCCCGAAATTCTTGAAAAGCTGGTTGGTGAGTATGTGTTTACACCTCTGGATAATGAAACCAAGATGGAAAAGATTATCAGGGTGTCTGAGGCTGGGACCGGGATGATGCTCATCAAGAGGAGTGTCTTTGCCAAGATGAAGGAAGCATTCCCGGAGAACTATTACGTTTCCGACGATTCCAAGTTTGTCCACTCTGGCGAAAAGCGGGAGATGCACGCCTATTTCCGCACCGCGATTGTGGACAACCGATACCTGTCTGAGGATTACTATTTTTGCCACAAGTGGCGGGAGATCGGTGGGGATGTCTGGTTGTTCCCGTGGTCTCAATGCACCCACTACGGCACATATGGATTCCAAGGCTCCGTAGGACATCTTGTCGATATGTTGAGGAAGATCAATGAAAAACCTTGAAGAGGAGATGGCCAAGGCGCTTGAGGGTCAGTTCTTCTGGGAGCGCACGACAAAGTACGACGACATGTCTTGCGGCATTCAGGCCGAGATCAGGCGCGTCCAGAAGAAGTTTGCTGCAACTCCACCAAAGTTAAGGAAGCCTGTCATAATCTCCAAGGGCAAGCAGGACGAGGTGGATGCGGGTGTTCAGAGGCTGAAAGAGCTTCCGGAACCCATAATGGCCGTGAAGAATGCAATCCTCAAATACTACAACGCGACGGATGAACAACTTGAGCATATCGTCCTGAGCCGTGACGTGTATCCCGCCCGCCACCACTTCGTATGGGCTGTAGTGAGGTACAACCCTTGGATCTCTCTAAAGGAGTTTGGCGATGCCATTGGAAAGCATCGTACAACCATTATTTATCACGTCAGGACTTTCGAGGACGCGAAGCACGCATTCAAGGAGAATATCGCGGCAATTGACGCGATGATGGGATATAGGGAGCCGGGTTAGCACAGTGGCCATGCAGCGGTTTTGTAAGCCGTCTACGGGGGTTCGACTCCCTCACCCGGCACCATATAATTAAGGCATGAACTACGCGGAACTTATTGACAAGATTCCAGAAAGCGAGAAGCCGGAGATCCTCCGGCTTCTTCGTGCTTTGGATGACGCAAAGAAGATCGAAGCCGCCAGAGATGGCTACCTTGACTATGTCAGGGAGATGTGGCCGGGGTTTATTTCGGGCAGGCATCACAAGATCATGGCTGATGCTTTCGAGCGGGTCGCCAGCGGCAAGCTCAAGCGCCTGATCATAAACATGCCACCCCGGCACACAAAGAGCGAGTTTGCCTCTTACCTGTTCCCGTCTTGGTTTCTTGGTAAATACCCCGACAAGAAGATCATCCAGACGGCACACACAGCCGAACTTGCGGTCGGGTTTGGCCGAAAGGTTCGAAATCTTGTCGGCTCGGCTGATTATCAGAAGGTGTTCCCGGGCGTTGGGCTCCAGTCCGACTCAAAGGCTGCTGGTCGCTGGTCCACGAACAAGGGGGGCGAATACTTCGCTATCGGTGTTGGTGGTGCCGTCACGGGTAAAGGTGCCGATCTTCTGATTATTGACGATCCGCACTCCGAACAGGAGGCCATGATGGGCCAGTTCGACGTGTCGGTCTATGACAAGGTGTTTGAGTGGTACTCATCTGGCCCCCGGCAGCGTTTACAGCCCGGTGGGGCTATCGTGATCGTGATGACAAGGTGGGCCAAAAGGGACCTTACCGGGCAGATCATAGACGCTTCGATTAAAAAGGAAGGCTCATCTGAGTGGGAGGTTATTGAACTCCCGGCCATCATGCCATCAGGAGAGCCTCTCTGGCCCGAATTTTGGTCCCTTGACGAACTTCAGAAGCTCAAGATTGAACTCCCGATCTCCAAGTGGTCGGCACAATACCAGCAAGATCCGACCTCTGAAGAGGGTGCGCTTATCAAGCGTGACTGGTGGAACATTTGGGAGAGTGAAAAAGCTCCAAGTTGTAGTGCCGTTATTATTGCGATGGACACTGCTTTCTCGAAAACAGAGCGTTCTGACTACTCTGCATGTGTCTGTTTCGGGGTTTTTGACCATCCAAACTCCGTTGGCAAGCCAATCCCCAATCTCATCCTCTTGGATGCGTGGAAGGACAAGCTGGAATTCCCGGAACTCAAGGCGACAACCGTCGAGTACCACAAAACATGGCAGCCAGACATGTTTATAGTCGAAAAGAAGGCATCTGGTGCCCCTCTTATTGCTGAATTACGCAATGCGGGCATTCCGGTGCAGGAATTCACACCAACAAGAGCCACTGGCGACAAGATTGTACGTGTAAACAGCATAACGGACATATTTGCATCTGGGGTTGTATGGGCTCCTGATGAGCAATTTGCTATTGATGTAGTGGAAGAATGCGCCGCGTTTCCTTCCGGAGACCATGACGACTATGTTGACGCCGTCACAATGGCACTTATGAGGTTCCGTCAGGGTGGTTTTGCGATCCCGACCGATGAAGATGACCTGATTGAAACCCCGAAGTTCCGCAAAGAGCCATACTACTGATACAATAGAGCAAATTGAGAAAGAAAAAGATGGCTGAGCCCTATATCCCGATTTCACCCGAAACGCCCCCGATCAATGTAGATCTTCCCGCTGAAGATCTTGGGCCGAACGTGACCCCGATGGAGGATGGCGGCGTTACTGTTGACTTTGGGAGTGCTTCTCCGGAGCTTCAGCCGCCTGAAGATCACGCCGCCAATCTCGCTGACATACTTGATAGTGGAGATCTGGATGCTATTGCTGGCGATCTGATCTCAAGCTTTGAGGATGACCTCAATACCCGGGCCGACTGGGAGAAGGCTTATATTCAGGGACTTGATCTTCTCGGCCTCAAGATCGAAGAGCGTACAATGCCGTGGCCGGGTGCCTGTGGCGTTTACCACCCCGTACTCACTGAGGCCGTGATTCGGTTTCAAGCGCAGACAATCATGGAGGTTTTCCCCTCACAGGGGCCTGTTCGCACAAAGATTGTCGGCAAATCCAATGAAGAACTCCTGAAGCAGGCTCACCGGGTTCAGGAAGAAATGAATTTTATCGTCACCGAAAAGATGACGGACTACCGCTCGGAGACTGAACAGCTTCTGTTCCGCCTTCCCTTGGCTGGCTCCGCCTTCAGAAAGGTGTACTACGACACAATCAACAAGCGCCCCGCAGCCGTTTTCGTGCCTGCGGAGGACTTTGTTGTTGCCTACGGCACTACAGATCTCGCCGCTTGCCCGCGTTATACTCATGTGACGCGAATGTACCCGAATGAACTTCGGAAATTACAGGTGAGTGGTTTCTACCGGGATATTGATATCCCAGTCCCGTCTCCGGACTACTCAAGCCTTCAGCGTAAGTACGACAAGGTAAAGGGCGAGACCCCATCGTTTACAGATGATACCCGGCACACAATCCTTGAGATGTGCGTCGATCTTGATCTTCCGGGATTTGAACATCCTGACGGGATCGAACTCCCCTATGTCGTGACGCTTGAAAAATCCAGCCGCGAAATCCTCTCCATCCGCCGTAATTGGAAGGAAGGGGACCCCGGCTTTGAAAAGAGGCAGTATTTTGTTCATTATCAATACCTTCCGGGCCTTGGTTTCTACGGCACTGGACTCATTCACCTTATCGGTGGAATTGCTAAGAGTGCAACTTCAATCTTGCGCCAGCTTGTTGATGCAGGGACTCTTTCAAACCTACCGGGAGGACTCAAGGCGCGTGGGCTCCGAATCAAGGGAGACGACAACCCGATCATGCCGGGAGAATTCCGAGACGTTGACGTAGCGTCGGGAAACATCCGCGATTCAATTACCTTCCTTCCATACAAGGAGCCGTCTAGCGTTCTCTACCAGCTTCTCGGGAACCTCGTAGATGAAGGCAGGCGTATTGGTTCGATTGCCGAAATGGATGTCGGGGATGCAAACCCCGAGGCTCCTGTCGGCACTACCCTAGCTCTGCTTGAGCGCTCCATGAAGGTCATGTCTGCCGTTCAGGCGCGTGTACACGATTCTCTTGGCAAGGAGTTTAAACTCATTGCCGAAGTCGTGAAGGAGTACATGGGGCCTGAGTATGAGTATGTTGCGTCTGAGAACCCAACGGCCCCTGTCTCCAGAGCCCAAGACTTTGATGACCGCGTCGATATTATCCCGGTTTCTGATCCGAATGCCGCCACAATGGCGCAGAAGGTCATGCAGTATCAGGCGGCGATGCAGCTTGCTCAGAACGCGCCTCCGGGCATGTACAATATGGAGCTTCTTCATAGGCAGATGCTCCACGCGCTGAATGTCCAGAATGTCGATCTGATCATTCAGGGGCAGGCGCAGGCCGTTTCGATGGACCCCGTGACCGAAAACCAAATGGTCATGTCTGGCAAGCCGATCACAGTCTTCCTTGAGCAGGACCATGATGCCCACATCAAGGTCCATACTGCATTCATGCAGGACCCGATTTATCAACAGTTTGTGTCGCAGAGCCCCAACGCTCAGGCGTTTGTTGGTGCCATGCAACAGCATCTTGCTGAGCATTTTGCCTACTCCTACAGGCGTCAGCTTGAACTCAAGCTTGGTGTGAGTCTTCCCCAGATTGGGCAGAAGCTCCCGCCTGATGTCGAAAACGATATTGCGAAGCTGGCTTCCGTTGCGGCTGACAGGCTCCTTCAGCAGCACAACGCGGAGGCGGCTGCCGCGAAGCAACAGCAGGAGGCAAATGATCCGCTGACCGAAATGCAGAGGCGTGAGCTTGACATTAAGGAAAAGGCAGTACAGGTTAAGGCCGCACAGGCTGCGGCTGACGCAAGATTCAAAGAGGATAAACTCTCGATTGAGGCTGCAAAGGTCGCGGGAACGACGATCCAAGCCGCTGAAAAAATGTTCGGAAGATGAATGATCTTGTTTTGATATCAAGGAAAGAGGCAATTTCCACTGGGCTTAAGTGGTATTTTACGGGCAAGCCGTGCAAGAATAACCACATCTCAAAGAGATACACAAAAAGTGGATGTTGTTGTGATTGTAATCTTCACAACAGTTTAATGTGGCAAAAAAGAAACCCTAGCCTTGCTGTAGAGAGAAATAAAAACTGGAGATTGAATAACCCAGAAAAGTACAAAGAAAGCAATAAAAAATGGAGGGTCAACAATCCTTCTGTCGTAAGAAAGCTTTCCGCCGACAAAAGGGCTCGAAAAAGATTCGCAACTCCAAGTTGGCTGTCAAAAGACCAAAAATTAGAGATTTTGGCTACTTACAGGCTTGCTGCTGAACTTGAAATTACTACTGGTGTAAAGCACAATGTCGACCACATTATTCCGTTAAGCGGGGAAAACGTATCCGGGCTTCATGTCCCGTGGAACTTAAGGGTTATTTCAGCTTACGAAAACAGAAGAAAGCACAACAAAATCAATGAATGACTTAGACGTAATAAAAGCGAAAATTCGGAAATACATGAATGATATCGCAGATGATTTGGCTCTTGGAGGTGCCAAGGACTACCCACAATACACTCACATGACTGGGATTGTCGCTGGTCTTGCCTTCGTGGAGAGAGAGATTTTGGATTACCTTGAAAAGAGGAATGAAGAGGATTGATTTTGGGTTTGCGTATTCTTTGATATATTATGGGCTTACACCATGAAGGTGGCCATCGCCGCAAGGCGCAACAACGTAGGAATACGCATGTACTCGGAAAGCAAGATTTCGAAGGAAATCGTTGACAAGCTTCCTGTGCCGACCGGATACCGGATTCTCATTTCGGTGCCGGAAGTGGAAGAGAAGACGAAGGGCGGGATTATCCGGCCCGACACGCTGAAGACCAAGGAGGAGACGGCCAGTATCGTTGGCCAAGTCCTCAGAATGGGGCCTGATTGTTATTCAGACCCCGACCGCTTCCCCGAAGGCCCTTATTGCAAGGGTGGAGACTGGATCATGTTCCGTGCTTATTCCGGCACACGATTCAAGGTTGGGGGCAAGGAGTTCCGCCTGATAAATGACGATAGCGTCGAGGCGACTCTTGGTGATCCGGAAGGGATTGAGCGGGCATGAGCGACACAGAAATTGAAGCGGTGTCTCCGGAGTCCGACAAGGTTGCGGGCACGGAAACCGATCTTCAGGTGGAAATCGTAGACGATACGCCACCTGAAGATAAGAATAGGCCCCGCCGTGCTGGTGAGCCCGACATTCCTGAAGAGGATGAGGTCTCCCAGTACAGCGACAAGGTCAAGAAGCGTATAAGCAAGCTCAAGTACGAGTACCACGAAGAACGCCGTGCGAAAGAGGAGCTTGAGCGCCAGCAGGCCGCACTTGCGGATTATGCGAAGCGCATGATGGCGGAAAACGCCAACTTGAAGAAGGCTCTGCATTCTGGTCAGTCGATTATCGCTGACCAGATGCAGACCCGAGTCGAGAGCGAACTTGAGGTTGCCAAGCGGCGTCTCAGGGAGGCTATGGAACTCGGGGATATCGACAAACAGGTAGACGCGCACAAGGATATTGCGCGGCTCAGTGTCGAGGCGGATAAGGTTCGCGGCTTCCGGCCCCATGAGGTGGAGGAATACGTACCTGAGCCGCCCCAGTATCAGCCTCAGACTCCGCCGCCGCAGCCGGATGCCCGGACGATGGCGTGGGCCAAGAAGAATACTTGGTTTGGTCGTGACCGCGAGATGACCGATTACGCACGGCACATTCATGACCGACTTGTCGTTTTCGAGCGCATTGATCCCAGTACAGAGGAGTACTGGAATGCACTCGACAGGGAAGTACGAAAGCGCTACCCGCATATTGCTGCTGATGAGGATGAAGCCGATAGCAAGCCGACTCAGCAGAACAAGAGCGTCGTGGTCGCTCCAGTGAAACGTAATTCGACCCCGCCACGCAAAATCCAGCTATCGGCATCCGAAGTCGCCATCGCTAAGCGCCTCGGATTGACAATTGAGCAGTACGCTGCGGAGAAATTGAGGTCCATGAATGGATAAGCGCACACCTCGCGAAAGCGACAACCGCGAAGCATCTTCGCGCAAGAAGTCTTGGGCTCCGCCCACGGTTCTTCCTGAACCAGAGAAGAAGGATGGCTGGCGTTATCGCTGGGTCCGCACTTCGACTCTGAATAGCTCGGACAACACCAACGTGTCGTCCAAGTTCCGTCAGGGCTGGGAACCCGTGAAGGCTGAAGAGCATCCCGAGATTACCGTCCTTCGTGACCGCAAGTCGGAATTCAAGGACAACATTGAAGTTGGTGGCCTCCTGCTTTGCAAGGCCCCGGATGAAATGATGGCTGAGCGCGACCAGTACTACCGTGAGTCGGCACAGAGCCAGATGGTCTCCGTGGAAAACAACTTCATGCGTGAAAACGATCCGCGTATGCCGCTCTCCAAGCCGGAGATCTCGACGCGGGTAACTTTTGGCAAGGGCCGGGGCTAATCCCGGCTTCAATGAGGTAATACAAAATGGCTTCTACAGCTACCCCGTATGGCCTTCGCCCTGTTAATCTGATTGGTGGTCAGCCCTATGCTGGTTCTACCCGCCTCTTCAAGATCAACAATGCGTATGCGTCCAACATTTTCTACGGTCAGCCTGTTTCGGTCAACTCCTCGGGCGTCGTTATCGCTGAAACGGGCACATCGAATGTGGCCGCGACAGGCGTTGTCGGCGTCTTCGTGGGTTGCACCTACACTGACCCCAGCCTGAAGTACAAGGTGTTCAAGCAGTACTGGCCGACAGGCACAGTTGCGACAGACGCCTATGCTTATGTCGTGGATGATCCGGATGTGGTCATGCAGATTCAGGCCGACGATACCGTCGCTCAGACCGATCTCGGTGCCAACATTGGCTTCGGCACGTTCTCTGGCGACACAAACACTGGCAACTCTGAGACTGCGGCTGATGCTTCTTCGATTGCGACAACGGATACTCTTCCGTTGCGTATCGTCGGCTTTGTCGATGGCCCCGAGTCTGCCGTTGGCGATGCCTACACGGACCTTCTGGTGAAGTGGAATGCCCCGGCTGCCGTTTACGCGGCTGCGGACACAAACGCGCAGAACTCCACTGTCACGGTGACCTACGGTCATGCGTACATGAACCCGACTGGCGTGTAATAGGAGAATATAGAAATGGCTATTTCACGCGCACAACTCCTCAAGGAACTGCTTCCGGGTCTTAACGCCCTGTTCGGTCTTGAGTACAAGAAGTACGAAAACGAGCATGAGGCGATCTACGAGACTGAAACCTCGGAGCGTTCGTTCGAAGAGGAACTGAAGCTTTCGGGCTTCGGCACTGCCCCGGTCAAGGCCGAAGGTTCTGCCATCAGCTACGACAACGCTCAGGAAGTCTGGACGGCTCGTTACAACCATGAGACCATCGCTATGGGCTTCTCCATCACCGAAGAGGCGATGGAAGATAACCTGTACGATTCGCTCTCCTCGCGCTACACCAAGGCTTTGGCTCGCTCCATGGCCTACACGAAGCAAGTCAAGGCGGCTTATCCGCTGAACAACGGCTTCTCTGGTGGTGCGTTTGTCTCTGGTGACGGCGTCACGCTGTTCAACACCTCGCACCCTCTGGTGTCTGGTGCTGTAAACAGCAACACGCAGGGCACTCCCGCCGATCTGAACGAGACCTCGCTTGAGGCCGCTGTTATTCAGATTGCTGGCTGGAAGGACGAGCGCGGTCTGCTTATTGCGGCTCGCCCGCGCAAGCTGATCGTTCCGCCGAACCTGATGTTCGTGGCTACGCGCCTGCTGGAGACTGAACTCCGCACCGCGACTGCCGATAACGACATCAACGCGATCAAGACCAATGGTACGATCCCGGAAGGCTACTCTGTCAACCACTACCTGACAGATACCGATTCGTACTACCTGATCACGGATGTCCCGAACGGCATGAAGCACTTTGTTCGTACACCGATGTCTACGTCTATGGATGGCGATTTTGATACGGGCAACGTAAGGTATAAGGCGCGCGAGAGGTACTCGTTTGGCGTGTCGGATCCTTTGGGCATTTGGGGAAGCCCGGGTGCATAAAAATTCCTAAACTAGGAATGAAAGGCTCGGGGCTTGAACCCCGGGCCTTTTTTGTTTTATGACTTCTTTGGGTTATTATGGACCAAGGAGGTGGTTTGTGCCATACGCAACTGATTTTTGCGGAATATATAGGATCGTAAACAAGACAACCAACGAATGCTATGTTGGCCAGTCTCAGCGTGTACGAAAGCGGATAAGAGAGCATTTCAGGCTTCTGGAGGCTCAGAAACATCCGAATCCAAGGCTGCAAAATTCATACAATAAATATGGCCCCGAATCATTTTCCGCTGATCTTGAGGTTGTCGTTGATGACCTTGAGGAGCTTGATCTCCTTGAGGAGGAATTCATAAACGGGGACGCAAGATTTGATAGCCCGGTTGTTTTCAATATTGCAAATTTTGCCAAAGCACCCATGCGGGGTAAGTTCCATTCAGAGGAAACCCGTTGTAAAATAAGGGAAGCAAGGGCAAGGTCAAGCTTTGATTACTCGTCGCCGGAATGGCGAGAGAAATTAAGGAATGGTCAGAAAAGGCGATTCCTTGAGGATGAGTCCTTCAAAAAGAAGGTTCGGTACATCCTTGAAAACGACCATCTCTCATACGCTGAGCGAGCAAGGGCCATAGGCTCTGACACAAGTTCGGTTCGCAAGCTTTACCTTAAACACAAAGACAACAAGGAATTGTTCAAATGTTGACCTCCTTCTCCGGGCCTGTCAAGGTTTCCGACACCTTCACCGTAGCCACCGTTCCTGACGCTGCCATCAGCGAAGGCGGTCAGATCTACGTAAACAACGGTGCTAACGGCGCTCCGATCATCGCTTTCTCCAACGGCACGGCTTGGCTTCGCGTTGACACGCGCGGTGCCCTTTCTGCCACCTAACAAGCGGGGCTTCGGCCCCGTTTAAACTCAGCAAGGAGAAGCCATGACCACAACCTTCTTAGCGAAGGATCACCTGAATCACGCGATTCAGGCTCTCGCGCCCGGTACAACACAGACCGTAACAATCTCTGGCTCTAGCGCCGCGACTGCCAATGCGCTGAGCAAGAACACGGTTGTCATTCGCGTGTACTCGACAACGAATTGCTTCATCAAGATTGACACCGACACCCCAACAGCCACAACCTCTGACATACCGATTGCCTCTTATTCAGCCGAGTATTTCCGCGTAGACGGATATAAAACGCTGAAGGTCGCGGGCATTCAGGATAGTTCCGGCGGCAATCTCTATATTACGGAAATGATCTGATGCAGGGTTCCGTAGGCAAGGTTGGCATTCGGCATCCGGTAAGCTTCCCATATGCTGGTGCTCCGTCCTCTTCCACGCTAGTCAAAAACGAGAAGAACGGGATTGGCATCGATTTCCTGAAAAACAATTACTTCATAATTTCGACAAGCTAAACGAAGCTTTTGCTTCATTAGCCAGCCCAAATTCAACACGCCGTCAGGACGTAGGCTATGCCGACCACACAAACCGGTAATGCGACAGATTTCATCACCTTCTCGCGCGGCTCGCTGGGAACCGTGACGGACAGCGATGGCCTGATCAAGTGGGCACCGCATAATCTTCTGTTGGCGAGCGAGCAGTTCCAGACCACAAGCTGGACCAAAAGCAGTGCCACGGTGACGGCGAACTCCATTGCAGCACCCAACGGCACAGAGACGGCAGATACCATCACGGCATCCGGTGCGAACGGCACCACGCTCCAGTCCTACACAGCGGAAGCTGTGCCTTACACGTTCGGCGTCTGGCTGAAGCGCAAGACAGGCACGGGCACCATTGAGATCGCCGCCGATAACGGCACATACACGGCAGTGACGATCACCTCGGACTGGGCGCTCTATACCGTGACCCAGACGCCCGCTGCTGGCTCCAAGTCCGCAGGCATCCGCATTGTCACCAGCGCGGATGAGGTCTACGCATGGGGAGCCCACCTCTACCGCTCCGATCTCGGCGGGATGCAGGCGAATGCTTCTGCGTATCCGTACTATAACCCGAGCACGCCGAAGAATTTGCTGGGGTATAGTGAGAACTACACAAACACCGCTTGGGTTAAGACTGATGCTGCGCTTGAGGGTGATGGCGTTGAGCTTGTCACCAATGGGACGTTTGATACGGATATTAGTGGGTGGACCAACAGCAGCACTGGCACTGGCTCTATTAGCTGGAACGCTTCTGGCTACTTACACCTTACATCTACGGACAGCAGCAATCGTGGTGCCGCGTCACAATCTTTTTCAACGGTAGTCGGAAAAGAATACATTGTGCAAAGTAGCCAAGTTGGTGGTCTATCCGGTCTCTTTCGGGTCGGGACTTCGGTCGGTGGCACTCAAAATTTGTCTCAGTCGCAACCTACTGGGGACTACTTAAACACGTTTGTCGCAACAGCGACAACGACATATGTAACAATTTATGGGAACCCTTCTGGTACAACATCATACGACAACATCTCCGTCCAAGAGGTTGCCACCTACGTCAGCCCCAACGGTTCAAACAACGCACTCGCCGTCAAGGCCCTTGCCGCCAACGGCACCCTGACGCAATCCCTGTCTCTCCTTGCCAGCCCCTACACCTTCTCCATCTGGCTCAAGCGCAAGACGGGCACGGGCACGGTGGAGATCACCGTTGACGGCACAACCTACGCCACAGCAGCAGTGACCTCCGACTGGCAGCGGTTCTCAACCACCTTGACGCCATCCGCCGGAACCAAGACACCGGGCATCCGTCTGGTCACCTCCGGCGATGCTGTCTACGCATGGGGCGCACAACTCACCGACAGCGCCTCGCTTGACCCGTACGTCCCCAACTTCGGCGCTGCACCCTCCGCTGCGGCTGCATATGGGCCGAGGCTGGACTATGATCCGGTGACGCTGGCTGCGAGGGGCCTCCTTGTCGAAGAGGCAAGAACCAATGTCGTCCTGCACAACTCCGACCTGACACAAGCTGCATGGACGGCAAGCAATGTTACCACGGCGAAGACACAGACGGGGCCGGATGGAGTGGCTAATTCTGCTACACTGCTGACGGCAACCGCTGGCAATGGCACTGTTCTTCAAGCCATCACGCTTGCATCCAGTGCTCGGTTCCAATCCGCATATGTCAAACGCGTGACCGGAACAGGCACCATCGAAATGACGATGGACAACGGCTCAACATGGATCGCTGTTGCTGTCACTTCAAGTTGGACGCGCGTGTCTATCCCATCCGCAACCATCACTAATCCTACAGTTGGTTTCCGCATTGTCACGAGCGGCGACGAGATCGCGGTATGGGGTGTGCAAAACGAGACGGGAGCGTTTGCGACAAGCGTCATCCCCACCGCCGCCGCCACCGTCACCCGCAACGCTGATGTTGCCACCGTGGGCGTGAGCCAGTTTCCGTATAGCAGCACGGAGGGGACGCTGGTGGCGGTTTGGGAGCACGGTGAAAATAATAACTCAGCAGTCGCTATTAGTATTGATGACAAGACGCTTAACAATCGTATTGGCTTGCTTGCTGACGGATCAACCGGATTAACAAGGGCTACTTCGTTTATTGTGACAAATGGCGGTGTAGCGCAAGTTAGTATTCCAACAGGCATCACAAACCCATCTGCGATAAACAAAATGGCAGGTGCTTATAAAGTTAATGATTTTGCCGCTGTGTTGAATGATGGTACAGTAGGCACTGACACGGCAGGCACAATTCCAACCGTCGATACGGTCGGTATCGGGTCTTCAAGAGCTTCTCCATTTTTCTTTCTCAACGGCTGGATACGCCAGATCACCTACATCCCCCGCAGGCTTTCAGACGCCGAACTTCAAGCGAGGACGACGTAAATGGACCTCATGTTCCGCGCCACCACCAAGTCCGCATGGGACGCCTATGCCGCCGAGATGGGCCTCACCTACGACACCGCCTACATCGACGAGATCGGCCCCATCGTCGTGACCCCTGCGGTGATCTCCCAAGACGGCACCATCCTCACTCCAGCGGTGATGGATGACAGGCACCATGTCAATGTCCGGGTCACCCACCTCCCGACCGTCACAGACGAAGATGGCAATGTCACCGCCCTCAGCATGGCCGATCTTGCCGCCGGGAACGCCGATGTCGAATGGGTGGACCCCGCCACCGTGGACAATCCCCGGAGGATATGGGCGGGCGGGATGAGATATTTGGCATCTGAAGAAAGTATTAAGTAATGGCCCAGACGCGATTCAGTGGCCCCGTAAAGTCGGACAATGGGTTTATCTTTGGCCTTGAGGCCAACGGCACATCCCTAGACCCCGGCAAGATGGCATGGTCTACACAGGACGGCACAATTGATGTCGGGCTGTTGAATGGCGTGACAATGCAGATCGGGCAGGAGATGTACTACCTCGCCCGGAATGCGTCTGGATCAGACATCCCCAATGGCACTGGCGGCTATTGGTACAACGCGGCACCGTAGGCAGGACACCGATATGGCCAAGTCTCCAGCGTGGACTCGTAAGGAAGGCAAGAACCCTAAAGGCGGACTGAACGCCAAGGGCCGTGCCTCCTACAATCGCGCAAACCCCGGAAAGCCGGGACTCAAGGCTCCCCAGCCCGAGGGCGGGCCGCGCCGTGACAGCTTCTGTGCGCGAATGAAGGGCATGAAGCGCAAGCTTACCTCGAAGAAGACTGCCAACGATCCGAACTCCCGGATCAACAAGTCGCTTCGCGCATGGAACTGCTAAATGGGCCGCACCAACGAAGCACTGTGGGCGCGGTCCAAAGCTGAAGCCAAAGCGAAGATGGGCGGGAAGCATTCCGCCCGCGCGATGCAATTGGCTGGGAAAATCTACCGCGAAAAAGGCGGCGGCTACACAGGTCCCAAGACTTCGGCACAGAAGTCCATGTCGAAGTGGACGAAGGAAGATTGGGGAACAAAGAGCGGCAAGCCGTCCGGAAAGACGGGCGAGCGCTATCTCCCCAAGAAAGCCCGCGAGGCGCTGAGTCCCGCAGAATACGCGGCGACCACCCGCGCGAAACGTGAAGGCACAAAAAGAGGCAAACAGTTTGTCCCGCAACCTAAAAAAATAGCCGCGAAGACGGCGAGGTTCCGATGATGATTGATAAACTTGAAGTTTCAGTGGCGAGGCTAGAAGTGCAAGTCGAACGTCTCGAAAAAGATGTTGCCGAGATCAAGGGCGACATCAAATCAATCCTTACCACACTCGACAAAGCGAGTGGTGGCTGGAAGATGCTTATGATTGTCGGCGGCTTGTCGGCAGCCATCAGCGGTTTCATAACAAAGGTGTTAACACTATGGCCATTCGGTCGGTAATCGGGATTGCAACCGCTATTGCTTTTTTTTCTTTTCTCGGCACACCCGTTGCGTCCGCTCAGGAGTGCTATACCCGGGATGCTTTCTTCAAGGCCGTAAAGGACCCGGATACGGTTATCATGCTTTCGAAGGCGGAGGCGACCAAAAAGATTGTCTCAAAGATAAACGAAAACCGCGTCAGGAATGGACTTCACCCTGTTGATGGGCGCAGTCTCGCAATTGGGATACTCAAGGATAGCCAAGGTGCCACAAAGGTCGGGGTGGCAATTTTTGATGCAAGTGATTGCGTGATTCCCGAGACAGTGATTGTGCTTCCTTTTGAGCATTGGGTTGCGTTTGCCCAAGAGGCGGGGGTTTCCGCTGAGGATTTTTCAATCTTGCAGGACAGTTAAAATGCGAACGAACAAAGCTGGCCTTGATCTTATCAAGGAATTCGAAGGCTGGAGATCAAAGGCCTACAAGTGCCCAGCAGGCGTCTGGACGATTGGCTATGGCCACACTTCGATGGCTGGCCCCCCGGATGTAAGGTCCGGAATGGTTATCTCCCGTGAGGAGGGCGAAAATATTCTTCGCCGTGACCTCAAGGTCTATGAGGATGGCGTCAAGTCTGCCATTAGAGTGCCGCTGAACAGCAACCAGTTTTCTGCCTGTGTCAGCCTTTGCTACAACATTGGTGTTGGTGCTTTCAGGAAGTCCTCTGTCGCGCGTTTCTGTAACGCACAGCAGTGGAAAAAGGCGGCTGACGCCTTCTCTCTTTGGAACAAGGCTGGCGGGAAGGTTCTTCCCGGGCTTGTGAGGAGAAGGGCGGCAGAGGCTGCATTGTTTACGCGCGGCACTTCCACCGCTCGCGAGGAGATCCGTCCGGAGGTTGATGAGCCGAAGGGAAAGCCCATGATCATGTCCACCACCAACATTGCCGCGACAGCAACTGCCGCTGCTGGTGTTGCGGCTTCTACAAAGGATGCTGTTGACAATGGAAGGGCGATCTTTTCAGGGCTTGACATCAATACACTCCTGATTGCGATCATCGTCATTGGTGCCGCTTGGATCATCTGGGAGCGGTACAAGAAGGCCCGGGACTGGGACGTTTGATGTTTGCATTCCTCGCCAAGCTTGTTGCGGGGCCTTTGATCGGCAAGGTTGTCGATCTTGTGAAGGGCTATCAGCAGAAGAAGCTTTCCGAATCCGCACTCAGGGCTGAAGTTGAGAAAGCCGTCCTCGGGACCTTTAGCGAGGTTGCGAAATCTCAGGCTGACATAATATCTGCCGAGATGCGTTCTGAAAGCTGGTTGCAGCGTAACTGGCGTCCGACTGTCGCAATTACATTCGCCTTTATCCCCTTGTTTTATGGTCTAATCATGCCCGTTATGGTTTCTTGGATGGGGTTTCAGCCTGTCAGGATTGGCGATGATTTGTTAAAGTGGATCATGGATGTGGTTGTGATCTGTCTTGGTGGATATATAGGTGGCCGCAGCCTTGAAAAAATCGTTGAAAAGATCGTGAGGAAATAATGGCGATCTCCCGCTCAAGCATGAGCAAGCAAGTTGCTCGCCCTGCAAAGGTCAAGAAGGTCATGGGTGAGTTTAAACTCGGCACCTTGAAGTCTAGTTCCGGAAAGCCTGTCACCCGAAAGAAGCAGGCTATTGCGATTGCACTCTCCGAGGCTCGCAGGCCCCGCAGGCCGCGCCGTCCCAAGAGGACCATGAAATGAGCAAGAAGAAAAAGGTAACAGCACCTGTTACATACGACCCCGGCAAGGGCCGTCCGAAGGAATATCTTGCTTACCTCAATTGGCAGGAGATGCAAGAGCTTCAGCGCATCAATGGCGGGAATATGGAACGGGGTCCGAAGGGGCTTCCGTCATTTCCCCCGGCTGGAGCCATGAGCGGTGGCTCTGCAAAGAGCCCGGCATCGACCAGCACATCAAAGGCTGCGGGGTCTCCGCCCAGCAAGTCAACGCCTTCCAGCAAGATGGGAGCCTCAAGCACCCAGAGCGGTGGCCTCAAGTCTTCCACTAGCGGTGGGATGAAATCAGGTCCCGGTAGTACGGGCGGAGCGAAAACTCCGGGCGGTGTAAAGTCTGCCACTGGCGGTGGCGGCGGCGGGATGAAATCCGGCCCCGGCAGCACTGGCGGAACAAAGACGCCCGGTGGTGGCGGCGGAATAAGCGTTTCACGCCCTGCTGGTGTCGGCATGGGCGGTGGTGTTGGACGCGACAGTACGCGGGGTCTTGGTGGCGGTGCCGGAACAACGGCAATTGGACGCTCCGATAAGGCAGCCATCAATGCCGTGAATCAGGCAAACAGCAGAGCCGCTCAAGGCACGCCAGCCCTCCGAGCCGACAGGACTCGCGTAACCAACGTAGGCCCCATGGGAACCCCAGTAACGGGCCGCGTTGCCGAGCCGGGGCAGAGGATCAGAGGTGCCATCAGGGCTGCTCAGCGCCCCGATTCTATTCCGGGGGCAAGTGGAGTCAGCATTCCAAAGGCAACTGTCACGCCGACATCTCCCGGCGCTGGTGGCGGATTTGGGTATGCCGACTCCGCCCAGCGCGGCCTTATGCGTGGAAGCCTGAGAAGCCCCGTAGGTCCCACAAGCGGCATCACTGCACCGCGTGATCCTTATGGGGCTCTTGCAAACCGGATTACACAAAGGCAGATATCGGAAGCCTACAAGGCTGCTGTATCTGGTTATCCATCTGCCCCGCAGGGAGTTTATGGCCCCCGTGCTGGCGTTGGGACTGGATACCTGAGTAGCGGAACTCCCGTAGGCCCAGTGACTGGTATGCCGTCCCCGTACTCTGGTACAGTCCAACCAAGGTACAGCGCTGAGGCAACTCTACGCGCCTATGAGGACGCAAAGAGAGCGTCCGTGCAAGCCAAGATTCAGGACCGCGTTCCGGCTGCACAGCCAGCAACGCCGCGCGGCAGGGTTGCCATTCCGGGCCTTATAACAGAGCCAAGTCTCAGGCGTCCAATGACGAGCGAGGATGCCTTCAGGCAGGCAGCCGCCATGCAGAATCCGACCTCGCTCCCGATATCGCAGTCGCTTCCTCGCCCGAAGCAAATTCAGGACCGGATCAATGTTGTCCCGTCTCCCGAGCAGAGCCTTTACACGGGTGCTGGTGAATTTGGCGTCCCGGCTGCAACAAAGCAGATTTATGACCGGATCAATGTTGTCCCGTCTCCCGAGCAGAGCCTTTACACGGGTCGTCCAAATGTCGTTCCGTCTCCTAGGCAAAGCCTTTACACGGGCAGATCGGCGGGAGTTGCCACCCTGACCGAAAGAAGGGCTTCCGAAGTGCCGCCGTATGCTGGTGCCGAAAGGGTGCTTGGCGTTGAGAATATCATGTCCGATTCCGGTATTCGGAAGAGCATACCCGGATTTACCCCTTCGGCACCAACTGTAGCTGATCTTGTGGAGCAATACTCCCAGTACCGTAGCCCGCCAGCAATACCAATGGACAGGGCTCCGGTTGACCGGATCACGGGGCCGTGGCCGGGGCAGAGCGCGATCCCGGTAAAAGAGGCTGTTTATAGGCCGGGCAAGCAGTTTGCTGATCCCATCGCTGACAGGGTTGCGGGCACATATCCCGGTCCAATTGCCTCTCCAATATCCCTGACCCCAGACGGGACGACTGTCTATCGCACGCCCGAGGGATTTGGTGTGGCGGAGCCACCTTCTTTCATGAGGGAAAGCGAATCTCCGCCATACGCTGGCACACAGGGTATCGCGGCCATTCCGGTGCAAGCTCCCAAAAGACTTGTTCCGGGTCTGTCGCGCGTCACCAATCCGTTTGCAGCAAATCTCGGAACCCTTACAGAAGACTTGCGCGAACAAATCACCGGGGAATACGAAAGGTTCAGGCCAAGGACAGAAGACTCAGCCGCTGGTGTGCCCGGGGGCGAAACGCCCGAGCGGGACGTGGTTGAAGAAGGTGTTGAGGATGAAACCCCGGGAGACTCCAACGCTTCGCCATCACAAGGCGGATTGACGCCTGAACAGCGTGAAGAAGCAGAAGAAACCGTCAGGCGCGGTGGATTGGGAATACGGGTCGGAACAACACTTGTCGGCACGACATTAGGAGTCCCC